GCATCGGCACCTTTAGCTGTCAAAAAACTTCCGAAGAGAATTTTTTGAACGAGAAGCGGTAGTCTGTCTGTCGCTGCGGACAGGTCGTATGAATAGAAAGGCCCTTTCGGGTATCTTTCCATCAATGCATGCACCGGTCGCAGTTGATCAGTCGTACCATCTTGCGGTATGAGATCCAGGATCTCAAATAGAGCATCGTGTAATGGTTTCAAAAGCCATTGTGTAAATGGATCCACCATCGCGAAAACTCTAAGTTTCCCTGCGGCTTCTTCTTTGAAACCTAATCTCCCTAACCCTCGGACTGTTGCTCTAGGAATAACTAAATATTCCTTCGAGCGAGGGTCGTCTGGGTGTTTCATGAGTAGAACTTGTTTCCAAGTATCCAATCTATTCAGGAGCCAAATGTTTCCAGTGAGGGTGCACCATTCTTTAAGTACTTTAAACATAGCCGGATTTCGAGACCAGGCCGCTGTTGCGGCCAGGATCCCGGAAGGCGACGTGCTTAATGGACTATAATCTTCGGTATCCGGTATTGCGTCCGAGTCAAAGGACCCTTTCGCTTTATCGGTTACCGGAGATAAAATGGATACAGCCCCAGTGGTTGCAGATGTTTTTGAGATTAAAAACGGAGAAGCTCGCAGACCGTATAGGAAATCGTTAGCTTCGTTCCATTTAACCGCACTCCCGATTCGCGTTTCCGCGTATCGAGGAGTAAGGTGATCTAGCCCTGACCAAAAATGGTACAGGAAAGATCCAAACTGAGGCAATACTGGGTCCAAGTCTACTCGACAAGGGTCCGTTATTGTTTTTAGTTTAAAAATGGGATCGAAATCTATCACTCGATAGAGGGAAAAGAGAGTCATCCATAATCGGAAGATTTTCAAATCCCCATGTCGAATTCTTTTTCGGTGCAAGATCGGGATTACCCTTGGGTACCCCGTATGCGTTCGGGACACTCGAAGTCCCAGTTTTCCCACATCAGTTATTCTATGGTTTCCGCTGGCTTGTTGTAAAAGTACTAAACAAGCCTTAAGGTACATTACCAGCCCTTTTCGGCCGGATACCTTAATATGGTTAGAGCAGAAACGAAGAAATGTAATAATTACTTTTACAAGACCTAGGGACCTATCTAAACCAATTAATGAAGTCATTCTTAATAAATGGTTCACTAATGGCCGACCGTCTTTTACAACGATCAAGGCACTAACTGGTTTAATTGTATTGAGAAGTCGCGAATAAATCGCGGATTGTTTTAAGCTAAGAAAACTAGCACCTCGGTTAATCATCTTTTCTCGGTGGTATGGTATCTTTGATTTGATCCCATATCTCAGGATATCGGGTTATAAGGAATTTTCGGAAACGATCATTTCTACATCGTCTAAGGACGTAGTCAGAGGACCATTCTCTAATAAAACCGAACAACATGATAACACCAAGAGAAAATCTAGATATCAATGAAACTAAGTAACACGATATATAGACAGCCCTAGGAGAATAGAGTCGAACTGCTAGCATTCTTAAGATAAAAATTAAGTTTGTTTTCATAATAAGATTCTAGATTTGTAGGCGCAAAA